AATCAGGTTACTATCAGGCTTTGTACCCCGAGATTGGTGTGCCTGTGTACGATGCTTTTTCTATTCCTGAGAATGCTGCTTACCCTTATGTGATTATATCAAATATCACGACAAACGAGATTCAGAACGCTGACTGCAAGAAGTTTAATGCTGAAGTTACTGTTGATATTGTAACAGGCTTTACTAGACCTACAGGCATGGATCAGGCTCTTGACATTGCCGAAGATATTGACGATATTATCAATCCAATGGACATGGATGACATAAACATCACTGCCTATGGATGGAGAGTTGGTGAGACTAGATTGAACTCTTCAAATAGTGTTCAGTTACGGACAGGTGAGTATTGGATTTATCGAAATATCCGAACTTACTTCCACATTGTAGTACCTTTTGATTAATTGATATTTTCTATTACCTTTGAAATAATAATTGATAACGACTATGGCTAACGAATTATTTAGTAAAGATATTGGTGTCTATGTTGACACATCTGCTACCTCAACTCCTGCTTGGAAATTGGCGGTATGCACTTCTTCTAAGTCTCTTTCAATCTCTGTTGGAGCTACTGAAATCAACAACGATTGCACTGGTGATTTCGTAGAGAACCTCCCATCTACTGCTTCTTGGACTATGTCTTTTGAAGGAGATGTGAATACAGACCCAGGAGTAAACGAAGTTTCTGCATCTGACATATTCGGTTATGTTGTTGCTCGTGATGTTAAGAAGTTTAAGTTTGCTACTGCTGATAACAGCTACCTAAGATATGGTGAAGGTTTTATCTCCCAATTTGACGAGACTGCTACAGCTCCTGAATATCAGACATTCTCTGTAACCATCACTGGTTCTGGACCTATTGCTGATACTATCTAAGAATTTCCTGTTTTCCGTGTTTGTGTTTAGTTAAAGCCCCTCGTTATGAGGGGTTTTTTTTTTGGTTTTAATTACTAAATTTACGGCATGACAGGAATCATGAAACTAAACATCGGAGGTCAGGAAAGAACCTTGCGATTTAACAACTTTTCAGCCATAGAATTGGCTAAGATAATTTACAACGGAGAGCAAGCTAATTTTGAAACTGAGGACTTGCTAAATCGAATAATGAAACTCAATGAAGAGAATCATTATTTGTTGGTTAAAACATTAATCTACGCAGGACTTATTGGAAATGACTATGTTGTTGGTTTTTCTAAGACTGCAACAGCAGAGCAGGTAGGTGAGTGGATTTCCGAGCTAAGTGGAGATGAAATTTATTCTGTGTGGAATACTTTTTGGAAATCTATGGGTGTTGATTTACCTGCTATTCAAGAACTAGAGAAAAACTCTGTTGCTGAAAAAAAAAATCAACGTGGTATGAAATCTGCCAAGAAATCTTTGGAGAAGTAGGCATACTTCCTAAAAATTTTTATGAAATGACTTTTGCAGAGACAATACTTACTCTGAGAGGGCATCATACATCTCAGTCTAGGGATTGGGAGAAGTATAGGTTAGTAGCCTATCAGGTTTACACTTCTATTCCTAAGAAAAGTGCTAATAAGTCAATTAAGCAGTATTTTCCATTACCTACTGATGGTGGTGGGGTTAAACTTGATGCAGAGCTTATCAAGGCTCGTAGAAAGTACTTCTTAGATAACATGGCTAAAAATTAGTATTTTTGAGTCATGAACGAACTTCAGATACGCCTAACTGCCGATATTCAAGGACTGCAATCTGCCATAAATAAGGCCAAGCAGACTTTAAAGTCATTTGAATCAGAAACTTCTACTGATTCTGAGAAATCAAATGTAGGTTTTAGACGCAAGATAGGTCTTATCGAACAGCTTACTGCTAAGGCGAAGCAGTTAAAGGTTTCTATTACTCAAGCTACTAATGAGCAGCAGATTGCTTCTTTTAATGCAGAGCTTGAACAAACTAACATTGAATTAGCGAGGCTTAATGCTTTAGGTAAAAGTTTTGCAAATACTTCAACTCAATCATTTGATAAGTTTAGAGTATCAGCAGGTGCAGCTAGTGGATCAGCTATTGCATTTAATAGAATTATTCAGGATGCTCCGTTTGGAATTATTGGTGTTGGTAACAACATTCAGCAGTTTGCAGAACAATTAAGTGCTTTAAAAACAACTACTGGAAGTACTGGTGCTGCTTTGAAATCTTTTTTTAGCAGTTTAATTACTCCTGCTAACCTTGCTATTTTAGCAGTGTCTGCTGTTACTACTGCATTAACTTTCTATGCTCTTAATGCAGAGAAAACAAAATCTCCTGTACAAGAACTTACAGAAGCACAGGAAGAGTTTAATAAATCACTTAAAGATACCAATGCTTTATTGGCTCAAGATTTATTAAATAAATTACTTAAAGATGTAGGTTTATTAAGGACTGAAAATGTTGGAGGTAAATTAATTGATGTACCTGCATTTGAAACAGCAGGTCAAGTTGTTGACGCTTTGTCAGGTAAAATTAATAGACTTAGAAAAGGTGAACTTGAGTTATTAGAAAGATTTCTTACAGAACAGATTTCAACTGCAACTAGAGATTTTGCTAATTCTAATTCTGCTTTAGAGAAATCATTAGCAACTGAACAAATTGGTTTATATAGAGGTCTTTTAGAAAAGGTAAATCAGCAATTAGGATTTTATAAAGATGTAACAAAAGAAGCTACAAAAGAAACAGAAACATTTTTTGATTTACAAGCTGAATTAACTGATAAACAAACAGATTATTTAGATAGATTAATTGAAAAGTATGGTGGTTTAAAAAAGGCAATAGAAGAATCTCCAGCTATTGAAGTTGATGAAACCCAATTACAAGGTTTAGAATTACCTGGAAAACAAGACCCAGGTATAGTAGAGAGATTAGAAAAAGAAATAGCTCTTTATGAATCCTTAAAAAGAGTAACTAGTGACCCTGGTCAATTAGAAAAATATAAATTAAAACTTTCTGAATTAAGAAATGAATTAGCTTCAGTAAATGGAGAACAAGTAAAAAGTAATTTAGAAATAATTGTTGATGCTTTTAGTTCTCTCGGTGCAGGGATAGCTGCCTCCTTAGATATTGGAGATAGAGCATTAAGAGGTTTTGTAACTACATTACTTTCTTCAACTCCAAAAATTATTGCAGCAATTATTCAACAATCTGCGGCAAATAAAGCAGCCGCTGCATCAAACATAGCAACAGACAAAGCTGAATCAATATCTAGTGGTATAAAGCAAGGAACTAAATTTGCTGAATCATTAGGCCCTGTAGGTCTTGCGTTACTGCCTGTATTGATAGCTGGAGCTGTCGCTGTAATTAGTTCTGCATTTGGTAAAGCTTCAGGAGGAGGTTCAGTATCTTCTAGCACAGGATCTAGTTACACCAATAGAAGAGAATTTGGTGGTCCTGTATCTAAGGGCAGAGCTTACATTGTAGGAGAACGTAGACCTGAGTTGTTTGTTCCTAACACCAATGGAATTATCGTGCCTCAGTTGCCATCTATGGACTACTCAGGTGCTTCGATGGCGGCATCGAACTACGGGGTAGACATTAGACTAAAAGGTCCTGATGACTTGCTATTCTTCGTAGAGCAAGCTCAAATAAGAAGAGGATTGAGATAAAAAAAACCTTGGTCATAAACCAAGGTCTTTACAAACTCAAAACCCAATAAAACTATGTTACTCTTTTCTTAAATCCTGCAATCTTGCGGACTACATCTTCATCTATCTCGTAGTTGATGCAAGCTCTCTCAATTAATTCTTCTGTTATCTCAGAACCATGCGACCTGATTTCAGCAATGGTTTTAGCGATTATAGTACTGCTTTCGTTTAGTGTTCGTCTCATTATGACCCAATAATACTAGATTGAAAATTCTAAGTCAAGAGAATCCTTATTTTTTTTCGTATTTTTGACCAATGGCACAATATAGATTCAGCTGGGCAATAGTTAACGGAACAGGTACGATAACTGTCAATAGTAATCCTCCTGAGCTATTCTACGAGGAAGGTACTAGCTTAACCATTCTAGGGACCTTTGATTCAGGGTTTAGCCTTATTGGTTATGACATAAATAATGGATTTTTAATTTCAGGCACAAACCCTTGGACATTTACCATGCCATCAAGGGATGTTAAACTTAGGGTTAATCTAACAGGTACCTTTACCCCTAGCGATACAGATTACGAACTAAAGTACTTTTCTGAAACTGAGGATCAGTCTCTTCAACTTATCAGACTAGAGATTTATGAGTACGGGTATATAGGTGCTGCTACTGAAAAACAAACAGCAGGTTTTCAATTCCGATGGGGAAACTTTGGTGCTGATGAGATTGAGCCGATAGTTAGAAGTTTCTTGAACTTTGGATTAGTAGGTACCCGTGACGAATACTTTGAAATTCT